GATTGCCCTCGCGCAGGATGCGGGCGGCCGGGGCACCGGTTTCAACGCTGCCGCCGCGCGCGGTGATGGCGGCGGTCATCGCCCTGACGACGGTATCGGCGCCGCCCTTGCCGATTGCCATGCCGAAGGCCTGCCCCGCCATCCCCTCCAGATAGGGTGAGCGTTGACACCACAGTCTGCAGGGAAGGCGGAAGTGGGCGGAGGTCGCCGGAAGAGGGCGGATGAAGCGCGTTTCCAAGGGCTTAGGCTGTGGGGGCGATGAGGCGGCAGGCCGGTGGCAATGTCAGCAGGAAATGCAGGAATCGGCGGGTGGCGGGCTTGGGGGTGGCGGGGAATGCATGAAATGCATGAACGGCAGGCGTGTGTTTAAACCCCTGTAAAAGCGGGGTTTAAGGGCGCAAGGAAAGGCCGTTGCCGGGCAAAAGGGGCATCTTGCCCATTTCGGAACTGGGAAATCGGTCGCCAAGTTAGGGCGGCAGTTCCCAGAATATCCTAAGTGACGGAAAAGGCGTAATAACCTGCGGCAGATCGGGTGCGATACCCGTTCTCATACTGGGAACTGATTTCGCGGTCTCTAATGGGTGGGTGCGAGCTTAACGGCCGTGCCGGATGCGACCAGGAAGAGCATGGACTTTCCGCCACCAGAGATCTCGGAATAGTCGAGGCTGACACCAAGGACAGCATCGGCGCCGACCAGGTGAGCCTCTCGGCGCAGCTCGTGAAGCACAGCCCGACGGGCATCCTTAAGAGCGTTCTGATAGGACTTCGACCGACCGCCAAACACGTCACGCCATGCGTTGAAGATGTCCGTCAAGAGGCCCATCCCTACGGCGAATTCCGCACTGATGATGTCCAGCCGCTGGGCAACTTTGAGGTCCGGGGCTGCCTCAGTCGAAAGGATGATGGCGGTCAAATCATCTTCGGAGATGGAAGGTGCCACAGGATCAATGACGACTACCTGTTCCGCCCCTTCAAGGTCCGCCTTTTTCCGTTTGTAGAGACACTCGGAGCAGACACCTCCGATGATGTTGTAGAACGGCACGCTCTTCCTGCACTCATTGCACGTAGCCACTGAAACCTCTCTATCTAACCTTGCCTTTGAAAGGGATGCTCTGGCCGAGCCAGACGACCTTGCCATACAGGCTCATTACCTGGCTGACGGGACCCTCGATGATCTCGGGCTCCATCTCCGGCCGTGATGGATGAACGACGGTAACGTCACCGGCAAATGTCAGGTGGGCAACCCGGATCAGGCCCGGAACCCGATAGCACCAAAGACCGTGACCTTTGCGCAAACCGCTCCTGGTATCGACGACTGCTAGCACGTCCTCGGACGGGACGCCTGCGATGTCGACCTCATCGGGAAGAACGGCCTGTAGGAAGTCGATATTCAGGGAGTGGGCCTCGAGCCAGGAACGTGAGAAGCAGACTGGCGCGCTTCCCGCACCAAGGGATTGCTCGGCCCAGGGGAGCGTCAGAAAGCCCGCTGGTGCAGCGGCATCCGGCCCGTCGGCATTCCTGAAGTCGGCCTCGTTCAGCGCGGCCATGATGTGCTTCGGAGCAATGCGAATCTCGAGGCCGAGCGCGTCGCAGATTTCCTTCGTTCTGGCGAGGGTTGGCCCCGACTGCTTCTCGCTGCGCAGCACATTCCTGATCGCATCTGGCGGCAGACCGGCGGCGTTCTCCGCCGCAAAGGCGTTCAGCCGCAGCTCGGTCAGGCGGTCGCGAATGAGATCGCTGAAAGTTTGAACGAACGTTTCCACGAGTCGGGATTATTACCGAAGTGAATGCCGCTTGACTATCGGTAGAGTTACCGTCTAAATGATCGGTAACAACACCGAATGGCGGGCAGTATGGAAACCCTTACCCTGGTCAGACTGGCGGAAACCTACGGGCAGCACCTTAACCTGACGCTGGCCTCGGTCTCCACCTATGCCGCGAATGACGGAAAGAAGCTGCCCCATCTGAAGAGCGGCGGCGGCTGCACCGTGAAGACGGCGACCACCATCCTGCAGTGGTTCTCGGACAACTGGCCGAACGACCTCGCCTGGCCGAAGGACATTGCGCGCCCGGCGCGCGGCACCCGGAGGGCGGCCTGATGCCCTCCATCCCCTCACCCTGGAGCACCCCCATGCGCAAGTTCCTGGCCGTCTGCCGACGGCTGGATGACCACTGGGTCGGCGACGTGATCGGCGTCGTCTTCCTGTTCGGCCTGATCCCCGCCGTCCTGTTTTTCGGCCCCGTTCTGATCGGGGGGCGGTGATGCCCGGCGACCTTGTGACCCTCGACCTTGGCGCGATGTTGCGCGCGCGGGCCGCCATCGAGCGGGACCGGATCGCGGCGGTCCTTGCAGCCATCGAGGAGCTGCGCCTCGCCGACCTGGCCGTGAAGGACGACACCCTGTCCGAGGCCGGGGAATATCTGGCCATGAAGCGGTGGGAGGACGCCGAGGAACGGCTGCTCTTGCTGATCACCGATCCCGGATTTGCCCGCTACCTCCGGCACCTGCTGAAGGGCCTCACCGACTTTGCGGTTGGGGGGGCGGCATGAACCATCACGTCTGCAAGCCCGCCTTCGCGCGCTGGACCATGGAATATGTGTCCGGCATCGGCTGGCGCCTGGTCGATCCGGACGGGAAGCCCGGGACCGCAATCTACCAGAACCAGGACTATGCGCAGACCGCCCTCGATTGGGCGCAGGCGCGTACCGATGCCGCCCGCCATCGCCGTCGTCGGGCCTGTCTGTGCTGCGGCCAGGAGTTCCTGAGCCAAGGCCTGCACAACCGCATGTGCGGCCCCTGCCGCCAGCGCGACATGGCGCCGGACGGGCTTGGCCCGGTGCGTCAGCCCGTGCCGCGGAGGGCCTGATGGGACGGCCGACCGGCAGCATCCATGCGGCACAGTTGACCAGCCCCCGGCTGCGCAAGGTGCTGAACGTGCTGGCGGACGGTCGGACCCTGACCACGCTCGACATCGTGAAACGCGCGAAGGTGCTGGCGGTCAGCGCCTGCGTCTCAGAGCTGCGGGTCCATGGCGCCGAGATTTCCTGCGTCCGGCAGGCGGCGCCCTCCGGCGTCGGCACCTGCTTCTATTACACCATGACGAAGGCTCCCCCCCTGAAATGAAGTCCCCGACGTTGCAGGTGTCCGGCCCAGTGCCGGTGGCCCAGATTGACGCCCGGAACCGGCTGCGCCCGGTGAGCGAGGCGGGGGTCGAGGCGCTGAAGGCCTCGATCGCCGAGACGGGCGTGATGAAGGACGCGATCCACGTCCGGCAGAAGAAGGGCAAGGGTCTGGTCCTGATCGCCGGGGCGCACCGGCTGGAAGCCGCGCGCCAGCTGGGCTGGACCGAGATCGAGGCGAAGGTCTGGACCGACGTGACCGATGACTGGTCGCGGCTGATGGAGATCGACGACAACCTCGCCGGGGCCGAGATGGGTCCGCTGGACACTGCCGTGTTCCTGGCGGAGCGGAAGCGGGTCTACGAGCAGCTGCATCCCGAGGCACGGCACGGCGGAGACCGCAAGAGCATCGAGTTCAAAAATCAAACGGACATTATGTCCGTTCGATCCTTCGCAGCGACGACCGCCGAGAAGTTCGGCCTGACGGACCGCCATGTTCGCCGCATGATCGAAATCGGCACCGCGCTGTCGCATGACGAGCTGCGCTGGCTGCGCGCCGCCAAGGCCCCGATCCGGCTGGCCGACCTTCAGGCGCTGGCCAAGATCGGCGATGATCGCGAGCGGTCGCAGGTCTGCATCGGGCTGTCGAACGGCGCGAAATCCGCGGCCGATGCCTGGCGGACCCACCGCCTGCAAAGGGACGGTGAAGCCCCCGGTAAAGACCCTGTTGAAGAGGCGTTCATCGCGCTCTCGAAGGTCTGGGCGCGGGCGCCGATGGCCGCGAAGCGTCGCTTTGTCGAGGCGCACTTGGATGATCTGGAACCTATGTGCGCCGAGGCGATGCAGGAGGCCGAAGAGGAGTACGAGGCCGAGCTGCTGGAAGCGGGGGTGACGAAGTGACCCTGCCGACATCGAACCTGCCCATTCTCTATCAGAACATCATGTTTGGTCTGCCATCCGACTTCAGCCGTGAAGTCTTTCTTTGGGCTGTAGAGCGACCGGGTGAGGACCGTAACTGCTACCGCGCCGAGGCCTTTTCTCGTGAGGCTGACCGGCTTGTTGTTACCGTCAAAACACTGCTTGGCCTTCAGGAATGGACGCATTTCAAAGCCGCTGCGCAAGGAGTTCCGTCGCGCATTCTATCGGACGAGCAGCGCGAAGACCTCATCAGCTTCATCATGACCCGTCACGCCAACTGGCGCTTTGGTGGCAATCTTAAGCCGTCCTACGCGGTGACGGCATGACCCTCACCCCCGCCCAGGAATGGTGGACACCCGACCAGATCGCGGAGAGCGGTCTGCCGGACCTGCCCGCGACCAAGCGGGGTGTGAACGCGCTCGCCGACCGCCTGAACTGGCGCACCGCGACCAAGTTCGCCCGGCGGCGGGCGGGGAAGGGCGGGGGCTGGGAGTACAGCTGGAGGCTGTTTCCGAATGCCGCGCAGCGCGTCTTGATCAGGCAGGCGGTGGCCCCCAAGGCCGCCGCTGCGAAGGCACGGGACGAGGTCTGGGCCTGGTATGAGGCCCTGCCGCAAGCCGTGAAGGCCAAGGCCGAGGCGCGGCTGATCATCCTGCAGAAGGTCGAAGCGCTGGAAGGGGCGATCGGGCGGTTCCTCGCGGTTGAGCAGGTCGCCGGGATGGAAGGTGTCGGCGCCCGCACCGTCTGGTCATGGATCGCGATGATCGAGGGCGTGGCCGCGCATGACAGGCTGGCCTACCTCGCGCCCCGGAACCGGGCGGCGGAGAAGCGGCCGCGCGCCAAGGAGTGCAGCCCGGAGTTCTTCGACGTCCTGAAATCCGACTTCCTGCGGCTCGAAGCCCCGCCCTTCACCGACTGCTACCGCCGTGCGACCCGGGTCGCGAAGGACCGGGGCCTCGACACGCTGCCCGAGCGGACCATGCGGCGACACCTCGACGCGCAGGTCAGCCGCGTGACGCAGGTGCTGGCGCGGCAGGGGGTGGACGCGGTCAAGCGGCTGTTTCCGTCGCAGACCCGCGACAAGACCTGCCTGCATGCCCTTCAGGCGGTCAACGCCGACTTCCACAAGTTCGACGTCTTCGTGCGCTGGCCGTCCGTCGGAGGCGAGCCGGGGCTGGTCACCCGGCCGCAGATGGTGGCCTTCCAGGACATCTATTCCAGTCGCATCCTGTCCTGGCGCATCGACCAGACCCCGAACTCGACTGCCGTTCAGCTGTGCGCCGGGGACATGATCGAGGCCTGGGGCATCCCGAGCCACGTCCTCTTGGACAACGGCCGAGAATTTGCGGCGAAGGCCATCACTGGCGGCTCTGCAACCCGCTATCGATTCAAGGTCAAGGAAGACGACATTCCGGGCCTCTTCACGGCGCTTGGCTGCACGATCCACTGGGCCACGCCCTACAGCGGCCAGTCGAAGCAGATCGAGCGCGCCTTCCGGGACTTGTGCCAGTCGATCGCGAAGGACCCGCGCCTGGCCGGGGCCTACACCGGCAACACGGCCGTCTCGAAGCCCGAAAACTACGGGAGCCGGGCGGTCGAGCTGGAAGATTTCCTGAAGGTCGTCGCCGAAGGCATTGAAGAGTTCAATGCCCGCGATGATCGACGGTCGGAAGTGGCGTTCGGACGGTCCTTCAACGCGGTCTTCGACGAAAGTTACGCCACCGCCCCGATCACCAAGGCGACCGAGGCGCAGCGGCGCTTCTGGCTGATGGGGGCCGAGGGCCTGCGCACAGACAGCAAGTCCGGAATGGTCCGGTTTCAGGGCAACGAGTTCTGGGAGCCCTGGCTGACCGAACATGCGGGCGCCCGGGTGGTGATCCGGTTCGATCCGGCTGACCTGTGGTCCGGGGTCCATGTCTACACCCAGGACAACGCTTATCTCGGCCATGCCGAATGCCGGTTGAAGGTCGGGTTCTTCGACATGGACGAAGCCCGCATCCATGCCCGCGCCCGCGGGGCCTGGCTCAAGGCGCAGAAGGCCGAGGTCGAGGCGCACCGCACCCTGACCGCGATGCAGCTGGGCGTGAAGATGGACGGGCTGTCCACGGTCCCGGCGCCCGCGGTCGAGGCCAAGGTGGTCAAGCCGATCTTCGGCAAGCCGGTGCCGGAAGCGCTGGCCCGGCCGAGCGGGTCGCCGCCCATCGAGCAGGCCACCTTCGACCGGCTGCAGGCGGGCGTGGTGGCAAACCTCGACGCTGCCCGGGCGGGCAAGACCCCGGTCGCGGCGGCGGAGGAAACCGCGCGGGACCGGTTCAAGCGGGCGCTCGACATCGAGCGGCGCATCGAGGCGGGCGAGCCCGTCACACGCGACCAGGAGCGCTGGCTCTCGGTCTTCCAGAACACCTCGGAATACCGGTCAGAGCGGCTGCTCTGGGACGATTTCGGGGATGCGATTTTCGGATGAGGGGTGCCGCCGGGGGCGGTCAAGACCCCACGGCGGCGATAGTGAGCAGGAGAAGAAAGTGACAGACAAAGGGGAACTTTACAACACGGTGGCGCCTCTGGCGAACGTGACGCGCCTGGTGGCGCTGATCGACCGTGCGCAGAACCGGGGGCCGGGCCTTCCGGGCCTCGGCTGCTTCTACGGCCGCGCGGGTCTGGGGAAGACGACGGCGGGCATCTACGCGACCAACACGATGAACGCCTGTCATGTCGAGGCGCTGCCCTTCGGTGGGCTCAAGACGCTTCTCCACATGATCGTCACCGAGCTGGGGCTGCAGCCCCGTCGGCTGATCCCGGATCTGTTCGAGCAGGCCGCGAAGGAGCTGGGCAAGACCGGACGCCCGCTGATCATCGACGAGGCGGACCACATCCTGGCGACCAAGACCATCGAGGCGGTCCGCCACCTGCATGACAAATCCGGCGCGCCGGTCATCCTGATGGGCGAGGAGCTCTTGCCGCAGCGCCTGCAAGCCTGGGAGCGGGTGCATGGCCGGATGCTGGCCTGGGTCGAGGCCGAGCCCGCCACGATCAAGGATGTCGAGCACCTGGCCAAGGTCTATGCCCCGGGCGTCGAGATCGCGCCCGACCTGCGCCAGATGGTGCTGGAGTCGTCGAAGGCGTCGATGCGCTACATCAGCACGAACCTTGCCGCGATCGCCGAGTTCGCCGCCGTTCATGGCCATTCCCGCGTCACGCGGGACATGTGGGGGGTGCAGGCCTTCCATACCGGCGAGCCGCCGACCTTGCGTCGCGGTGCGGTGCCAGCCGTCACCCGGCGGGGGAGGGCGGCATGACCACGCAAGCAGAACTGGCGCAGTCCCGCGTGGACGCGGCCTTTGCTTTCGCCGTGACCCAGGAGCAGTTCGGGATCGGCGAAATCCAGATCAAGATGGGCATGTCCTACGGCTGGGCCAAGGGCGTCATCCGGGCATGGCGGAAGGCCGGTCTTCTGGAAGAGGTGCCCTGGGTCCAGAAGGACCGCGCGCTCTGGCGGGTGCGGCATGGCGCAAAGGCCCTGCAGCCGCGCGCCATCCGGACGCCAGAGGCGAACATGTGGACCGCCATGCGCCAGATGAAGGGCGGGTTCACCCCGCGCGACCTGGCGGTTCACGCGACCACCGAGGAAACCGCCGTGACGCCGGACGTGGCGCAGGACTACTGCCGCGCGCTTCTCGGCGCCGGATATCTGGGCGTCACCCGCAAGGCGGTGCCCGGACGGGCGGAAGCGATCTACCGGCTTGCCCGCAACACCGGTCCGCATGCGCCGCGCGAGAAGCGCGTCCGGGCGGTGGTCGATCCGAACACCGAGGAAGTGATCGTGATCGGGGGTGGCCAATGAGCGAGCTGATCGCCGCCGCCGAAGAGGCCTGGGGCGCCCCCTTGCCGGACTGGATCAGGTCACTGGCGCTTGCCTGCGAACGGGCGAGCCAGAGCCGGGTCGCGGCCCAACTCGACCGCTCGCCCGCCGTGGTCAGCACCGTCCTGCGCAAGAAGTACCAGGGCTCCTATGACCGGATCGAGGAGCGGGTGCGGGGCATCCTGATGAATGGCCGGGTCGAATGCCCCGGCATGGGTCAGATGCCCACCCACGAGTGCCAGGACTGGCGCGAGAAGGCAAAGGTATTTGTCCCTTCGTCGACCCGCCGCACCCGGATGTACCGGGCCTGCCACCGCTGCCCGATCTTCCTGAAGGAGGGCTCGGAATGACATCGCCCCTTCGCACCGCGCTGGACAATGCCGGGCAGCTGCATGCCTCGATCGTGGCGCTGCCGAAGCAAGCCCCGACGGTGGATCTGATCGTCCGGGCCTATGCCATGCTGACGGGTGTCCGGTTTGAGGATCTGACCGGCAAGAGCAAGACCCCGACGATCAGCCATCATCGTCACCGCCTGATGTACCTGATCCGGATGATCGACCCCGTCGCGTCCTACGGCCTGATCGGGCGGTATCTGGGCGGTCGGGACATGTCGACCATCCACGAGGCCGTCGCAAAGATCACCGGGGAAGTGGAGCGGTCATTGCAGATCGCGACCGAGCTTGCCGCCGTGGAGGACGAGCTTCGGAAGATGCTCGACCAGGTGCCCCCGCTATTCCTCGTCACCACCAAGCCGTGGCAGTTGATCGCCGCCTGTCAGATCCTGCGCGATGACCAGATGACCGACGCCGAGGCCCGCAAGGCCGCGCTGTCCTTCCTGCAGCAGCTGGAGGTGGCGCATGGCTAAGCTCCTCAAAGAGGTCCAGCGCTGGACCGAGCGCGAGATGCTGGAGACGGCCAGCCGGGCCGTGGGCCGGGTCTGCCGCGACGATCTGCGCGGCATCACCACCCTCTCCATCGACGACATTGCGGCCATGACCGGGACCCTCCTGGCCTTCGGCCTGATCGCCACCCCGCCGGGCGAAACCCCGCCCGAGCGGCTTGTTTTCACCGCTGAGAAGGAGGCCGCTAATGGCCAGTGAGTTCACCCCCGCCCCGATCCCGACCGGCATCGTCGATGTGAACGGTGTCCCGAGCATGTACGACGCCAAGGGCGGCACCATGCCCCTGGCGATGATCAAGCCGCAGGACCAGCTGCAGGACGACGTCGTTCGCCAGATCATGGGCTTTGCCATCGCGTTGTCCGAGCAGGTCGCGCGGTTCAAGGCCCATACCTTCGAGGACATCGGTGTCTTCGAGGCCCTGCTGGCCGGGGAATACGGCACCACCGTCGGCGGGGCCAAGGGCAACAAGACCCTGATGACCTATGACGGGCTCTTCAAGGTGCAGGTCCAGGTCGCGGACAACATCGTTTTCGGCCCCGAGCTGCAGGTCGCCAAGACCATCATCGACGAGTGCCTGAACGAATGGGCCGCTGGGTCCCGCGACGAGATCCGCGCCATCGTGACCCGGGCCTTCAACACCGACAAGGAAGGCCAGATCAACCGGTCGGAGATTTTCATGCTCCTTCGGCTTGAGATCGAGGACGAGCGCTGGCAGCGGGCCATGAAGGCGATCCGCGATGCGATGCGGGTGGTGGGGTCGAAGACCTATGTCCGCTGCTACCAGCGCGCCACCTTCGACGGGGCCTGGCAGGCGGTCAGCATCGATCTGGCGAAGGTGTAGGGCGATGGCACTCTACGTCATCTTCGCTGCCGGGTTCGCGGCCGGGACCTTCGTCAAGCTGCGTGACCTGCCGCTCGCCGCCATCGGGCTCGGGTGCGTCCTGCTGCTGGCAGGCCACCAGCTGGGCGTATTCACCCCCTGACCCATTCCCCGGCGGGCCAGTCCGCCCGGGTTCACCCCGCGCCCTGTCCGGCGCGACCATCACGAGGAAGACCAATGACTGTGTCCAAAGGAAACCTGATCGACACCCTTGCTGAACAGCAGGGGATCACCAAGGTCGCTGCCGCCGCGCAGATCGAAAGCGTGTTGCAGCTGATCGGCAACGCCGCCGCGACCGGCGACAAGGTCATCATCAAGGGCTTCGGCACCTTTGCGCTGAAAACCCGCGCCGCGCGCACGGGCCGGAACCCGCAGACCGGCCTTCCGGTCGAGATCCCGGCCACGAAAACCCTCACCTTCAAGGCCGCAAAGTCCAAGGCCTGACAGGCTCCGCCGCCCCGGGATTGCCCCCGGGGCGGCGGTGAAGGCAGGCGGCGGGCCTGCACGGAACGATCCCGCCAAACCCAACCTTCAACCCCCTTGTAAAGGACCCTTGAAATGAATGCTGCCGCAATCGCAACCGCCATCCTGATCGCCCTCCTGAAGACCAGCGGCGAGGGGGGCACCGTCCAGCTGCCCTATGACACGGCCGAGGCCTGCATGGCCGCCGGAGCGCGCCTGGAGGCGCAGTTCGAGGCCGTCACCCTGGAAGACGGCAACCAGAACCCGGTCGAGGGCCACGCCCGCGTGGTCTGGACCTGCTTCGATCCCGCCAACTGATCGCTCCTGCCCCCGGCTGGCAACGGCCGGTGGCGCTGCCAGACAAGGAGTATCCCCATGGTTGCCATCGACTTCGACCCCCGCTTTGAAGCGGCCATCCGCGAGGGATGGAAGACCCAGACCATCCGCAAGCCCCGCGAGCGCAACGCCAAGCCCGGCGACCTTCTGCAGCTGTTCGTCGGCCAGCGGACCCCCGACTGCCGTCGCATCTGCCAGGACGTCCGCTGCACCGATGTCCTGTCGATCGAGATCACCTTCGGCGAAGATTTCGGCATCGACCGCATCGTGACGGATGGTGTCCCGGTCAGGGACCTCGACGCCTTCGCGGTGCGCGACGGCTTCACCGACAGCGACGACATGGCGGCCTTCTTCAAGCTGAAGCACGGGCCGCTGGAGGTGTTCCACGGCTTCGTCATCGAATGGTCGATGCCCCGGCTGGCGGACGCGATGGCACAGGTGGCGGCATGATGACCAAGATCAGCCTCTTCCTCGCCATCTCCCTGCTTCTGATCGCGAGCCATTTCATGGCGGCGGTTCTTGGCTTCGCCACAGCCGAGAAGGGCGAAGACCACTCCAAGTGGAATGCGAAAATAGCCTGGCTCCTCAGCTTTGCGGTTCTGCCGTGGGCCGTCGCGATGCTGCTGATCGCGGTGGTGGCAGCATGAGCACCCTGTCGGACCTGAACGCCCACCTCTTCGCCCAGCTCGACCGGCTGGATGTCGAGAACCTGACGCCCGAGCAGATCGAGGCGGAGGTCAAGCGCACGGAGGCGATCGTCGATGTCGCCGACCGGATCACCGAGAACGCCAAGGTGCAGTTGCAGGCGGCGAAGCTCTATGCCGAGTACCGCGAGGAGATCCTGCCGATGCTGCCGCAGATCGGAAAGGCGGCCGAAAAATGAAGGGCCGCGCGATCGGATGGCTGCCGGAGGAACTGGCGTGGATCGAGGCAAACAAGGACCTGCCACTCGCCCAGCGGCACTCCGGCTTCTGCTTCCGCTTCGGGCGGAAGGATGTCTCGAAACAGGCATTGCACGGGCTCTGCAAGCGCAAGGGCTGGAAGACCGGCCGGGATGGCCGCTTCGCCGCGGGGCAGGCAGGCGGATGCTCCAGCCCGGAACATCGCTCGGCGTTCCTCGCCGCCGGTGCGAAGACCCGTTTCAGGAAGGGCCATATCCCGCATACCGCCAGGCCCGACGGCTATGAACGGATCGACCGCGAGGGCTATGTGATGATCCGGGTCTCGGAGCCGAACCCTTGGACGGGTGCGGCCAGCCGGATGGTCCACAAGCACCGCTGGCTTTGGGAGAAGGCGAACGGGCCGGTGCCCGAGCGGCACCGCCTCAAGTGCCTGGATGGGGACAAAACCAACTGCGACCCGTCGAACTGTGAGGCGATCCCCGCAGCCCTCGCCCCGCGCCTGAACGGCCGCTTCGGGCGCAGCTACGACGATGCGCCTGCCGAGCTGAAGCCCACGATCATGGCCATCGCCAAGCTGGAACATGCCGCCCGGGAAGCGAAGCGGGGGAGGGTAAAGGCATGACCTGCGCCCTCGAAGACGCCGCCATGCCGCAGGACCTCAGGAAGGCCCTGTTGCTGGCCTTCGAGCAGCACCTCGAGGGCCGCCGTCCGACTTACGAGACGGTCGCCACCGCGGCCTTCTTCGTCGGCTACCTGTTCCATTTCACCGAGGACGACGACCTGACGGGCGAGGATTTGGCCAGGATCGTCGAAGAGAACATCGAAGCGGGGAACCGCGCCGCCGCGCAGGCTGTGGCTGAAAAGAACGGGAGGATGGATTGACCCGCGCCCTGCAGAAGCTGGTCCATGTCGGCTGCCGCGAGCTGGGGCTCGATGGCGAGGTCCGGCGCGACCTGCAGCTGGTGGTCACCGGCAAGGCCAGCATGCATGACATGGACGAGGCAGACCTGACGAAGCTGGTTGCGGCGCTGAAAGAGCGGGGGTTCAGGCCCCATGCGGGCAAGGCGCGGGCGGTGCGCCCGGCGGCGAAGCGGGGGGATGTTCGCTTTGCCCATGTCCTCTGGGGCAAGCTGCACAAGGCCGGGGCTGTCAGCCAGGGCGGAGCCAAGGGTCTGAACGCCTTCATCCGTGCCCGGTTCGAGAAGATTTGGGGCGCGGCCGTCTTCGACATCGACACCATGCAGGACGCCCGCCAGATCGCCACGCTGATCGAGGCCTTGAAGGGCATGTGCGCAAGGGCGGGGATCGCGCTTTGAAGAAGCCCCTGGCCCATGTCACCGACCACGCGGTCCTGCGCTACCTGGAGCGGGTCAAGGGCCTCGACATCGGGGCGATCCGCAATGAGCTGGGCCATGTCGTCGACAAGGCGATCGATCTGGGCGCCGGGGCGGCCGTTGTCGACGGCATCAAGTATGTGCTGGACGGCCAGACGGTCATCACCTGCGCCGAGGTCAAGTCCATCCCCCTGCGCGGGCGGGCGAACCGCCGCCGGGAGCGCGATGCGGGCCGGGACTGGGAGGGCGAGGAATGAGCCTGCATCCGCTCCTTTCGATCCGCCCGGCCGGGGGCTTTGGCCTGATCATGGCCGACCCGCCCTGGTCCTACGAGATGTTCTCGGACAAGGGCTATGCCAAGGCGCCCGAGGGGCAGTATCGCACCATGCCGCTGTCCGAGATCACTGCCCTGCCGGTCGAGGCGCTGGCCGCTCCGGACTGCCTCCTGTGGCTCTGGGCGGTGAACCCGCAGTTGCCGCAGGCGATCGAAGTCCTGAAGGCGTGGGGCTTCACCTTCAAGACCGCCGGGACCTGGTTGAAGCGGACGACGCGCGGCAAGGTCGCCTTCGGGACCGGCTACATCCTGCGATCGGCGAACGAGCCCTTCCTGATCGGAACGAGGGGAGCGCCTCGGACGACGCGGGGAACAAGGTCAGCCATCGTCGGCAGCAAGATCGACGAATACTACGAGGTGCTTGCCGACGACAGTGACGAGCTTTGGCCGCGCGTCTGCATCACGTTGGATGCCGCCGCCCGCGAACACAGCCGCAAGCCCGACGCGGCGTTCCGGGCCTGCAAAGAGCTGATGCCCGAAGTCCGCAAACTGGAGCTGTTCAGCCGCCAGGCGCGCGAGGGCTGGGCTGCCTGGGGTGACGAGGCGGGCAAGTTCGGGGGTGGGGCATGAGGGACGCGCATGGACGCATCGTCACCGAGGCCGAGGCCCGGATGCTGCTCGGCCGGTCGAAGGTCGGGCAGGAGCGGCGGCTGTCGAAGGGCGGCAAGCCCGATGGCTATGCTGCGCCGCCCGGCACCGGCCCCCAGGGCGAGACCTGCAAGAGCTGCCGCCATGCCTTCGCCAACCAGCAGGCCAAGACCTACTGGAAATGCAGCCTGATGCGTCGCGTCTGGACCGGAGGGCGCAAGACAGACATCCTCGTCCGCTCGCCCGCCTGCATGCGCTGGGAAGCCCGTCCGGAGGGTGAGCATCCATGATCCGCTGGCCGCGCACGGACCCTGACCGGCTGCTGCCGCAGGAGATGGCGCTGCTGGCGCTCTGCGATCGGATGACGACGCTGGAGCAGGCCTTCACAGCCGAGGCCGAAACCCACCGGAAGATCACGCTGGAGCAGGCCCGGCGGCTGGCGGTGCAGCATGATCAGCTGATCGCCGCCCGGGAAGCGATCCTGAAGCTCGAATCCCGGTTGGCCCGGCTGGAGCGGGAGCATCGGTCGCTTCTTGCCATCCTGGAGCGCGAGGCATGATCGATCCGCTGCGCCCGCCCGCCCAGATCGAGCCCTTCGTCCGCGTCCTGGGCGTCGACGACACGATCAGGTTCATCACCGAGTTCGGCGGGGTCGAGATCTACATCGCGAAGAACCCGACCGCCCGGTCGCGGATCGTGGCGGTGATGGGCCGCGAGAAGGCGGAGGCGCTGGCCCGGCTGGCCGAGGGCGGCGAGTGGCCCGCGCGCATCCCGCTGGTCAAGCCGTGGTGCGCGGCGGTCCTGAAAGCAAAAGGCTTGCCGGTTTCGGATATTGCCCGCATTCTGCGCACGACGGACGTGACGGTTCGGAAGTACCTGAACCCGGCGCCAGCCAGCGACCCGCGCCAGCCCCGGCTGTTCTAGGCCCCACCCCACCGCAAGCGCTTGTGGGTGAAATTCACCCCCCGATGCATCGCATTCTGGATCCCTGATCTGGGGCGACTGGCGCCCCCGCTGTGGGGCAGGGCTATGCACATCGAGGACCACAAGGTCGAAGGCATGGCCTTCAAACCCGCCCATTTCACCGGCGGGGTGATCAACCCTGAAATCGTGATCCTGCACGACACGGCCGGACGGCTGTCGCCGGGCAATTCGGCGGCCTATCTGGCATCGCAGAACACCGCCAAGGCCAGCGTCCACTTCGTCGTGGAGATCGACGGTCACATCACGCAACTCGTGCCGGTGAACCGTCGCGCGAACCATGCCGGGAGGTCGAACTTCAACGGGCGGGAGAGCTGCAACGAATTCGCGATCGGCATCGAGATCGTCAATCCCGGGCGCATGATCCGGCTTTCTGACACCCAGGCGCAAGCCTGGTGGGGTGAGCAGTTCGCGATCAACCTGATGGGCATCCGGGAGGTGAATACCCGGGAGCACGGCCACGGTCTCTGGATGCCTTACCCGAAGGCCCAGATCGAGGCGGTGATCGAACTCTTGTCCTGCCTCTTCCGCGACGTGCCGAGCCTCCATGACATCACGACCCACTGGTACGTCAGCCCCGGCCGCAAGGTCGATGTGAACCCGCTTTTTCCCCTCGACCAGGTGCGCACCATGGTCCTCGGCCATGATGATCCGGCCGAGGCGGAGGCGTCAGACGCATCGGTGCCGTTCGAGGATGGGGAGTCGATGGCGACCATCGCCGCTCCGGGCGACATGCTGAATCTGCGGCGCTGGCCGAGCCTGAACCCGAATGTGATCGGCACCATCCCGGACGGCGCAAAGGTGCCGCTCCTGCGCGCCGGTGTCTTCGGCGGTCGCCAATGGCTGAAAGTCCTCTACGGCGGCCAGGAAGGCTGGATCGTCGCCCGCTACGCCACCCCTGCCACCTGAACCCGTGAGGCCCAAATGACCGAAGTCCTTGCCACTGCCTACGCCACCCTGTTGCCCCTTGTCCTGCAAGCGATCGCCGCGGTGCTTGGCCTGCTGCTTATCCGGGCAACCTCGTATGCCAGCACACGCTGGGGGATCGAGATCGAGGCACGCCACCGCGAGGCGCTGCATTCGGCCATCATGTCCGGCATCCGGGCTGCGCTGTCCAAGGGACTGACCGGGAAGCAGGCGCTGGATGCCGCCCTGGCCTACACCACGAAGTCCGTGCCGGACGCACTGGAGGCGCTGCAACCCACGGCGGAGGTGCTGGTGTCGCTCGCCGAGGCGAAGTTGCGCGACGCCACCGCAGCCGCCGGGGCCTGACGTGGACACCTTGCTGCTGATCGTCGGGTTGCTCGTCCTCGTCGCCGTGGCCTTCTGGATGCGACGGTCCGGCGTCAAAGACGAGGTCGAGCGCCGGGAGGCTGAAGATGCGCAGGACGCGCTGGATACCACACGGAGAATCAACGATGCAACGCGCCTGCCTCCTGACACTGACGATGCTCGCGACTGGCTGCGCGACTTCGGAGGAGAGGCCTCCTCCCACAAACGGTGACGCCATGTGCTACGAGCTGGAGCAACCCGCCCGCGACCATGCTGGCGCTCTTGCCGAGGATGGCGGTGATCGGTCCGTCGACACCGGGAGGGATCTGATTGCCGGTCTCGCGGCTGCCTGCGGTTGGGAAGCGGGGGCCGGGAAGTGATGGAGTGGGACTTCAAGGTCACGCTGCCGTTCCTGCTGACCCTCGCCACGCTGATCTACACCTGGTGGCGCACCCGCGACCGCAATGTCGACGACCGTTTCAAGGGCGTCGACGAGCGTTTCAAGACCGGGTCCGAACGGATGGATCGGCACGATGCGCGGCTGGCCAGCATGGAACAGACCTTGCGCGGCCTGCCCGCAAAGCAGGACATGCACGACCTTCATATCGCGATCACCAAGCTGGCCGGCAGGCTTGAGACCATGGCCGCCGTCGTCGACGGCAGCAACAAGCTGATGGAACGGCTGGAGACCATCGTCGAGCGCCACGAGGATCACCTGCTGGATGGAAGCCGGAAATGAGCGACTACCTGGAAACCCTGCGCGAGCATGCCCGGATCGCGATCCTGCGGCTTCTGGAGGAGGCTCCGAAGTACACCTCGAACGTCGCGATGATCACCGCGCTTCTGCAGGACTTCGGCATCGGCTTCACCCGCGACCAGGTGGTGGGCGAGGGGGCCTGGCTGGAAGAGCAGGGCCTGGTGACGCGGACCGAGCTGGCCTCGGGCCTTGTCGTCATCACGGCCACCCAGCGCGGCCTCGACGTCGCCCAGGGCACGGTGCGGCACCCCGGAGTGCTGCGTCCCTCGCCCAAGAGGTAGACCGATGCCCGCCCCCAAGAAGCTGGACCTGATCCCCGATGCGCTGCGCGAACGGCTGAAGGCAGCGCTGATGGCGCGCGGATTCGCCGACGTCATCAAGGTGACGGAAGAGCTGAACTTCTGGCTGGAGGCCGAGGGGCTTGAGCTGCGCATCGGCAAGACGGCCGTGGGCGAGTTCAGCCTGCTTCTGAAGCGCCAGCGGGACGCCTTCTCGGTTTCGAAGCAGGTCCTGTCCGAGATGGAGATCGGCGAGGAGAGCGCGATCTACCAGACCCTCTTCCAGCTGGTCGCCGCGCAGGCCGTCCATCTGGTGAAGGCGATGTCGGACGCCGACCAGGTCATCGAGGCGAAGGACCTGCACTTCCTGGGCAAGATGCTGAAAGACCTGATGTCGGCTGCCGGGATCAACGAGAAGCTGACGCAAGAGGTCGAGAAACGCCTGAAGGCCAAGCAGGCCGAGCAGCTGACCGCCGCCGTCGCGAGCGGGGACATCGACGCCGAGGCCGCCGCCAAGGCGCGCCGCATCATGGGGTTTGCAGAATGACCGATCCTTATGCCGTGACCGCGGACGAGTTGCGCCAGTTCATCGAGCGCTTCGA